AGAATGACTAGTGTTTCAGGTTATAAAGTAGCTATGTCCACTATTACAAGTGCTTATGTTAATTTACAACCTTTAACTGCACAAGATGCTTCATTAGGATTAGGAGTATATGGTAAAAGTTATAAAATATATTGCGATACTGCATTAGCAGTAAAAGATGGGGATAAACTAAAAGATGAAAATAATAATATATATACAGTACAAAAAGGTGGTGCTACAACAAGAAGTCAAGGTAGTATAGAATACCAAGAGTTAATAATTACAAAATAATATGGAGTTAGGAGTTAGAAGCCAAAGTCTAAAACAATTTAGACGAAGAATGAAAAGAAAACCGTTTTTAATGGCAGCAGGATTACAAAAAGTTATAAATCAAATTACAATGATGACTTTAAGAGAAGCTAAAGATGTAGTCAGGGGTAAGGTAGGAAATATAAGAGCATTTAAAACAGGTAATTTAATGAAAAAAATTGTACCCATATTAAGACCTTTAGAAGGTATAGTAAAATCAAATGCAAAATATTCAATTTATGTTCACGAAGGTACGAGATATATGAGAGCAAGACCATTTTTTACAGTAGCAACACAAAATATTTCAAAAAAAGCAGAAGAAGTAGTACAGCTTTTTGTTAAAACAGTATTAAAAAAATAATATATGTGGGAAAACTTAATAGCAAAAATAAAAGCAATAATGGAAGCAAATACTCTTGTACAAGAAACTTATGATTATGAAATAGAAAAGTTTGAAGGGCAACCGTCTGCAGTAATAGTTCCGAGTGATAATAGTGGAGAGTTTACAACTACAACAGACAATGAAAGAGTATATGCGTTTTCAGTATTCTTATTTGTAGCAAGGGGAGATAATTATTATACAGACAAAACAGCAGATATAGTTATGCGAGAGTTAGTAGATAGTGTATTAGACGATTTTGATAAGAATTGGAGATTAACAGGGTTAACATTATCAACAGGATATAGTATGCTTTATATGGAAGCTGCACCAAGTTCGTGGGGATATGTTGACAGAGAGATGGTTTATAGAATGGCAGAAATAACATTAAGAATTCATCTTGATGTAGATACCAGCTTAATAAGTTAGGTAATAAAAATTAAATAATTAAAAAAAATTATATGGCAAAAAAAATTGGAAGATTGATTAACTTGGGATTAGCTAAAGAAAGTAGTAGGGGAACAGCCGTTGCTGCTACAAATTGGTTACCCAAATCAAATATTACTTTTTCTGATAAAGTCCAAAAAGCTGTTTCACAATCCAGCTATGGAACAATAGGAGAAGGTAATCAAGAATTAGTTGCTCTTAAATGGGCAGAAGGAGATGTGGAGTTTGATTTAGTAGATAAAACATTTGGTTTAGTAGCATTAGCTACTTTTGGAACAGTAAGTTCTGGGGCATTTAATAGTGCTTATAAACACACTTATACATTACAAAATGATAATCAACACGATAGTTTAACATTTTGGGTAGAAGATGTAGCTGAAAGTAATGATATTTTCTTTGAACTGTGTATGATAAATAGTTTAAACATAACAGCAGTTCCAGAAGATGTTGTTAAATGTACGGCTAATTGGGTAGGTAAAAGTTCAGAAGATACTTCAGGACTTTCTGCTTCCTATGTAGCTGAAAATAAGTTTACTGGTAGAGATGTAAGCATTAAAATTGCTGCAGCAACTGCTGGTTTAGACGCAGCAAGTATTCTTAACATTAAAGAATTATCAATTGATTTTAGTAAAAATGTTATGAGAGATTATGCTTTATCATCAGTACAAGCTATTGATATTTTAAATCAAAAGTTTGAAATAACAGGAACATTAACATTAGACTTAGGAGATGATACATATAAAGATTATATGTTAGATGGTGGTTATAAAGCTTTGAGAATTGATATTGTAAATGCTAATGTTACTATTGGTTCTACAAATCCTGCTTTTAGACTTGATTTAAGTAGAGTAGCATTTGATGCTTGGGAACCAGCAAGACCAAATGATGAAATAGCAACACAAACAATTAACTTTAGAGCAATGTATGATATTACAAACGGTAATATTATAAATAATTGCTATCTTGTTAATGAAACAGCAAGTTATTAAAAATTAACTAAATAAAACTATGCCTGTATTAAAAGATTTTAGAAGGACAAAAATTGTAAATCTTTCTAAACATAAGGGTTCGGAAGTGGAGATTTATGATGGACTAATAGTTGGAGATGCTATGAGTTTTAATATGGAAAATCCAAATGATAAAAAAAGTCTTGAACTAATCCCAAAAATGATTAAAGATTGGAATTTTACTGATGAACAGGAAAAAAAATTACCAATAAATACTAAATCATTAGAGTTGTTTGATATGGAAAGTTTAACCGAGTTATCTGAAACTATAAATGACTTTGCTACATTTGTAAAAAAAAAGGATTGACAAATGTAGCTATGGTTTGTCTTGAAATGGGTTGGACAGAAAGACAGTATTTTGAAGATAATTCTACCAACTTTTTAGAAGAATTGTCTTTTGTAATTAGGCAAAAATATAAAAAATAAATTATGGCAGTTACAGAAAAAGTAAATGTACTAATAACTGGAAAAGATAAATCTAAGGGTGCTTTTGATAGTGCTTCAAGGAGTGCCACAGGTTTATCAAAAAAATTAGGAACAATGGCAGCAGTAGCTATTCCTGCTGTTGTTGTTGGTTTAGGAACAAAAGCCGTACAAGCTGCTATGCAGTTTGAAACTGCTATGGGCAATATAAATACTTTAATGAATGATAATGGGGAAGCTGTTGAAAAATTAGAAACAGGAATAAAAGAAATGATGAAAACAGTTCCTAAATCTGCTGAAGAATTAGGAAAAAGTGCCTATTCAATAGTTTCAGCAGGGATTTCAGATACTGCACAAGCATTAGATGTTTTAGAGAGTTCTGCTAAATTAGCTGTTGGTGGTTTAGGAACAACCGAAGAAGCTACTGATATTTTGACATCAGCTATAAATGCTTTTGGTATAGATGCTATGAAAAGTAAAGATGTTGCCAATACATTTTTTTTAGCAGTTAAAAGTGGTAAAACAACGGTTTCAGAATTAGCACAAGGTTTTGGTCAGGTAGCACCCCTTGCCAATGAAATGGGTATTCAGTTTAATGATTTATTATCTGCTACTTCTGCTATGACAACTTCAGGTACGAAGGCGAGTGCTGCTTATACAGGTATAAAAGCTGCATTAAGCAATATGATAAAACCTACAGAAGATATGAAAGAAGCTTATAAAGAGTTAGGAATTGGAGTTGATGATGTTAAAACTAAATTATCAGAAGATGGTTTAGTTTCTACATTACAAATGTTGTCAGATGCTGTTGAAGGAGATACAGAAAAAATGGCAGGTATGTTTGGTAGTGTAGAAGGATTAAATGCTGTAATGATGTTATTAGGTGAAACAGGCGAAAATGCTAATGAAATATTTAAAGCTATGGGGGAAGAAATGGGTGCTTTAGATATAGCTTATGAAAAACAGAAAGAAACTACTGAAGCATTATGGCAGGTTACTAAAAACAAGTTTCAAGTAGTGATGTTCGCATTAGGAAATGCAATATTACCAGCATTAAATACTGCTTTAGGTTGGGTAGGAGATAAATTTGTAGTATTAACAGAAATGATGGAGAATATAAAATCTCCAGGGGAAGCATTAAAAAGTTTATTAGATAAAATAACAGGTTCTTCTGAAAATACTGCTATTATGGTTATTTTTTTAAAAGATGAATTTCAGAAAATATGGGATACGGTTACATTACTGCTAATCCCAGCTCTTGAAATGTTAAAACAAGTTTATATAGATAATCAAGAAACTTTAGATAAAGTATGGGTAGGTATGAAAAAAGTATATGTTTTTTTACAATCTACTTTTATAGTTGGTTTCAGAATTTTAGGACAAGTATTAGTAACTTTATTAGCTGGGTTAACAGCGATTGGTACATTTTTATCAATAGGATTTATGCAATATTTAGATGTTGTTACTGTAGCAGTAGATAAATTAGCAGAAGCTTTTAGATGGTTAGGAGAAAAAGCTAAAGCTGCTTGGGAATGGGCACAAAAAGTAAATCCTTTTGGTGGTAGTAGTCAAGGATTTCAATCAGGTGGAGTAGTAAATGCACCTTTAGGACAAGCTGTACCAGCAATGGTTCACGGGGGAGAAAGAATAATACCAAGTTGGCAAAATCGTGGTAGTTCAGGTAGTGTAACAGTAAATATAAATGGTGGAACATA